AGTCCTATCCCTGAACGCTATAAATAACAGGTTCGCACTATCGCCCAGTTGTTTTTCATAGTTATACGGGTTAGTTCCAGCTGCGTCTTGAAAATCCAGAAGAGTTACTAAAGGTTGGGATTGTTGGCCCAAGGCTTTACAAAAATTTACGAGCGATGTTATTCCTGTAGCAATTGCATTGTCTAATGGTGTTGCATATTCTTCTGCTGCCTCCGCTTCTAGACGAGTAAGAGAGCTGTTGCTTGCGGCAGCTATTGCTATGGGGGTGTCGTCTAGATAAATTCCCTGTAGTATGTTTAACCCTTCCAGTATACTTCCTTGAGAATCAACCAATCCCGCAATAGGCCCATCACTAATGAGATCAAGAGTTTCAGCATAGCTAAAAGAGGCTCCATATTGTAATTCTCCCATCTCAGGGGGTTTATAAATAGGAGGTTTGGGATCTTCCTGTTTCTTTGCTCCTGCAATCTGTAATTTTTTTAATATATGGTTCATCTTACGATTGCATGTCACTGCTGGTGGCACCTCCATCCCCCCCCCGTGTCCCTAACACCGCCTCAGCGCTGTTGGATTGGGGATAAGACTTGATGGTTGCTTGTATTACTTGAGACCCCACCTTTAAGCGTCCATATCCAAGAGGCAGCGGCGCTCCCTGACTCGCTGTATTCACGTTATTGCTGAAAACCATAGAGGACTTACTAGCCGAAGCAGTTCCCTCTACTTGTTCAGTGTCGGGGGCGGGAGTTAAGGCATAACTAATGGCCGCGAACATTACAGCTAGGGTGATATTGGCTAAAAGTGTCCCGCCAACAAGCCATGTGAGGCCCATTGCGACAATCCCTCCCCCAACAATTACTGGAATCAAGTCAATAGTTTTAACGCTATCTAGGTTTTTTAGATTTTGGTGACCGTTAAGTCTTTTTTTATTGATAATAATCTCATATATAACCCCCTCTTTTTGTAGTTGGATAATTCTCGGGAGGAAACCATCCCTATTGGCGTCAATGGCATGAAGAATATTTTTGGGATTTCCTATCTGGAGGCGGAAATCTGCTCCGTATTCCTTTCCTAAAATTCCATGTAGTTTTACCTGTGTCATGCTATAGCCTTAATCCGTTCTAGTATCTTTACATCTGCTTCTGTGTTTTTGGGGGTATAAATATTTATTTTTTTACTGTTGAGGCTATATATTAAAAAGGGTTGACAACAATTTTCCGACATCTTCACATCAAACTCTGATGCGCTTTCATCCCCCACAATATGGCTATGGAAAATAGCCACCATTCTATAAGAATCTTTAAACAGTAAATAATTCAAAGGATTAATCATAAAAAGAGAAGCGGGATCAGGGGAGATGTTCTCTTCTTGTTGGACAATATATCGGCTTGTGTTATAATCGTAACCTAAAAAACCACAAATCTCTCCCCTCAAATTTTCATGAGAAAGCTTCTTAATATACTCAAGAGCTTCTTCTTCTTTAATATGCTGTTCTGCCATAGCTAAATCCATCAGTTCCTGGGAATCCCCCAAATCTTGGGTAGGGAGGAGAGGGGTTGGGGATTATTGTCAGGTCGTAAACGTCATAAGACTGAGCGACTCCTGAAAAGTTTCCACTTCCCGTTAAGTGGTGACCTCCCGTGTGGCCGTCTAATAGCCCCACGATGGCGGTTGTAGGAATTAATCCTGTAGTGCCTGACCACCACGCAACTAAACTATTATGTCCGTAAAGCAGAGGGGCAGTTCCATCGGGGAGGCCGTCTCCTGTACCCCCCGTTAAAGTGCTCATCCTTCCTGTGCATTCATTGTATGGTCGTGGAACATTATCATAATAAGTGGTTGCTGTGTAATAAGGGGAGACTAGTGGCTTTTTTAAATACTTTATCTCTTCGTCGTTGAGCGCTCTATTCCACAGAGCCCACATTCCTATATGTCCATTCATAGTAGCTATCTGTGCTGCGGGTTGATTCAGGACTGGCGGGTTCGCTGTGGGATTTGGCCAACTCTCTTGAAATCTCCAAAATTCCTGTGCCCCAAGCATGAAGGTTTGCGGAAGACATGGATACCAAATATCGTCAGGTGAGTGGTATCCCTGTACCCTGTCGGCCCATGAAGCAAAGTTACCGTCATTACTTTCCACCCTTTCGAGGTCGCCCCACCAATCTCCATACCTTCGAGGGATGATTCCCTCGTATTGGTGCTCTTCTCCATTTAAAAGAACTTCTAGCTTAGTGGTAAAGGTTTCTGTGTCTCCTCCTTGCTCGCCACGGGCGAGCGCAGCATCGTTATCGAGAAAATCCTTCGTTCCCGTGCTGTGTCTAACAATATACTGGTTCCATTCGTCATTTTCTGCCTGTTCCATTTGGACCTTACCCAAACTTCGGTTTGTCCAAGCACTATCACCGTCTGAATTAGAAATGAAATACCCAAGGTATTGGGCCTGAATTACATTGTATTTATCATCGAATCTCCAGCCCCAGCGGGAACATCGGTTAATATTTATAAATCTCGATGCAGGCCATTCATCTCCCTCTCCTGCGCTGGTGCTAAAAATACCCGCTCCTCTAGGAGAATTTTCATTCATGTTTGCCCAACCAACTAGAGTCCACTCTTTCCTTGGGTCTAATGCTCCTGTAACGCCCGACTCTGTTGTGTGAAAGTAGCCACTATTTGCATTATACTTCGCTGGATTGGCAGGGTTATCCATTCCTGAGAACCTGACTGAAGGGAAGCTCTGTTCGGTTGGGGTTTTTGAGGGGATAACTATCTCTTGAAGTGGGTTGAATCTCTTTTGACACGCTCCTAACTTCTTGGTGCAGCCATCTTTTTGCCAGAAACTGGGGTTTTTTTCAGGAGAATTTCCCTTATTGCTGTTGGCTACAGATACATAAATGGTTTTAAGGGGTACCCCTTCTGCATTGACATCGTCTAGGGGGAGGATAATAGCAGCACTCTCTCTTATAACTATATTACCTATGCTGTATTCTTTATTTTCATTCCATACAACACTTGGGTCGCTCCAGAAGTTGGTTTGAGCCTGAACGGTAGCGGGGTCTGTAGGAGGGGCTGGCGGGGGAGCATAATTAGGTATGACTATATTATCGCTTGTATCTTGGAAGGGTTCTCCATTCTCTCGCTCGATAGGGAGTCCTTGGTATCGACAACCCTCTCCTCTGTATTGCCAATAACAAAACCTAGCTTGAATCCCCCTAGAGTTAACATCAAAGTTTTCTAAGTCTAAAGGAGAAGTTAATTCAAATTCCACAAACAGCTTAGACTCCTGAGTTTTTCTCCCCATCAGCCACTCTTCGTCTAATAGTTCTGCTTTGTCGTCTGCCAACCCGAAGGGGTTTCCCCCATCGAAGTTGTCATCGTCTAAAAATTTAACTTGGACTTTTTTTCTTATGACTTTTGCATGTTTAAAGTCTTTATAATTTTGGAGCAGGTTGGTAATAATATTATTTTTATTAGCCGTCCTTATTTTGGGTCGCGCTAGTTTGCCGTCTCCAAGCAAATCAAACCCCTCGCTTTCAATGGCTACAGGGATATATTGGAGCCCCTGCCACTTTATTGCTTTGTCAAAGATGGCACCTCCGTGAAACCCGACAAACATGGTGGGTTTGTTGACCCTGTCAGGGTAAATCTGAAACAACTCCAACACAGCAGTAGGCTGGAGGTCCAAAAGACTACTCGCTGCTTTATTCTGTCCTTCTGCCGCCATATTTGTATTTACACTTTATTATTATATAATATAATAAAGAAGTGAAAATTACACAGCTAAAAGCCCCCGACCCGAGGCTGTGGGATGAGTTTCGGGATTTTTTTATTAGGTCTAAGCCATATGATTTAGAAAACCTTCATTCTCCCCATTTAAAAAGAAAAAAAATAGAGGGATTGTTTTCTTTTTATTGCGATACCTGTCATGTTTACGTGGCAGAAGAGGGGGGTAAAATAAAAGTGGCAGCTTTTATTGCTGAGTATCCTTCATGTCTAGATGTCACCTTTATATTTGGGATGAGCAACAGCTTTTCCAGCGTGGACCTTGTAGCTACAACACGCGCTATCTTTGACTTAGCGCTGAAAACTCACAACAAAAATTACATCAAAAGCGAAATACGGAGAAAGCACAAGGTGGGATCTTATAAAAAATGGATTGAAAGATATGACAAAAGAGTCATAATATTCAATGATGAGAAAAAAAGTGTAGTTTGGTGTAAATCAGAACGTATGAGTGTAATATTTAAGGTGGTCGGAACAAACAAGACCACAGAACACCTAATGGGGAAGGAAGCTTCGCTAGGACATACCCGCAAG